TTGCGGTTGCGTTTAAATTCTGCGGTTGCTCTTGCTCTTTGGTTGAGTGTGTATGTGCCTAAGTTTTGTGTGCTTTGTTTTGGTGGGTGTGTTCGGCGTTGCTTTGGCATGGTTTGTTTCTAGCGCGCGCTGTCGCGCTTGCTCTCGGTTCGCGGTTGCTGTGCTTTGTTGTGATGTTTAGGTTTGTTGTTTGTTTTGGTATGTCATCGTTATGTTTATTGTGAGTAAAGCCTAATGCTGTTAATCCCCCCGCTCGCTGCCATCACTCGAGCACCCATATCTTTAACCGTTGCATGATCATGTATCGCTACATAGATCATCTACCCGCGCTTTCCGCGTGTCGCACACATCATTGCACTGATGCAAGCCTTGCCCGTAATCAAGTTTTATTTGTTATCTAAAGCTTTTAATGCATCTATCACTTTGCTCACATCATGCTTTAATAGATCCCCAGTTGTATGAATTTCGCGCCCAACAGTAGCACTACAGAAACTCTTGAGATCATCACTTTTTAAACCTTGCCCGTTAGCTAAAGCGCGCATCATTCCAAGCTGTTTAGGTGTCGCATAATCTCTTGGCTTTTCCTCAGGAAACGGCACTTCCACATCATCACGCATAGGCATAACGGCAGCAAGCTGGGCGGGTGCTTGTCGAGCTTGAGCGGTTTGCACTTCATCACGGGAAGCAATGCTCTTGCCTATCCCGAGCCCAAGAAAGCCGAGCGCCCTTCCCAAACAGCTCGTGCTCGCGTTCATCATCTCACTGCCGCGTGTGTAGGGCGTTTTGCCGGGTATCTGTTCCCAACAATAAGCCACCATTGGGTTGCTGTCGTTTGCATCACGCCAAACCGTGCAACTTATCTCAACATACTTTTGATTATCGACCTCAATTATTTGTGGGCGGCTTTCTTGGATTCTTAAATCAGGAAACTTTTTTAAAGCCATCGCCAAGCGTGTAGGCACATCAACATAATCACCTAAGTTAAAACCGCTCATACCGATACCTTGCAAAACCTTTTAATTGTTTCAAGCGGTGTGAGCTGGTCTAAATCGCAAACTGCGCGCATGCCATAGCCAAAATCATGTGTGTGATGCTGTTTAATAAAACGCTCTTTGCTGATACCACCAAGCAAATGAAAATGCGGTTGCTCATACATGTTTTCTCGCTGGCTTAATGAGTGCACAAGGATTGCTGCATCACTTTTAAAATCCTCAATGCCGTTAAATATAAGTTTGCGGATGCTTGAAGTTTTTATCTGCCATTTTAAACCCCAAGCTTTAAGATCATTGCCATCATCGCCGCCTTTAGTAAAATCTAGATTTGTTTCAACATCAAAATATCGAGCACAAGCTAATTCACCAAACAAGCCCATTGCTGTAGTTTCTGAACATTTATCAATAAAGAAGTTTTTGTCTTTTATGTTGTTTTGTCTTTTGTATGCATCAAGGCGTGTTGCCCAATCGCGCACGAATTCAACATCATCTTGATCAAATTTAATAATCATTGCACAGCCAATCTTTCAAGCCGGGCAATTTCGCTTTCACGCTCTTTAACACTTTTTTTTAAATCTGTGATAATGCTGCACAAATATTTGATCTCAATTCGAGCTTGATTAAGCACATCAATTAGTTCACCGTCATCTAGCACATTGCGATCCTCAATTTCCCAGCGCAATGCTCGAAGTGTGCTTTGAGCTGCCATCTCATGCGGCTCATAAAACGGCACTTTGTTTTCTGTGATGTCTTGCATCACTTGGATGATCGCTTTTAATTGCGGATCTTCATTAAGTTCATCAAACATTTCCAGACCACCTTGCAAGCAATGTTTCAAGTTGCTGTGGTTTGCAGACGCTTGACAAAGCACCCACTAATGCTTCAACTGCGTTATCACCGTATCGTTGCCTTACTGCAATGCACAGCTGATTGATTACATCAGCATCAAATTTCTCGGACATGATTAACCCTTTCTCTAGTTAATGATTATTTAAATAACTTACCATAAGCGTGTATGCACCTAACACAGCTGCAACGATGTAGTGCCTCATTTGCCACCCCATGCCCGCCATCCGTTGCTGTAACGGTATATGGCAAGACCTGCCCGCAAATTAGTTTCTAAATCAAACAAATCTTGGCATGTGTCGAGTAGCGCCAAAGCTTGCATGTAGCCCTGTTTGTAGTAGCGCGATGGTAAGCACCAAAAATCATTGACCTGCAAAACGCCGTAGGACTGCCCTACTGTGTCAGCTTTATTAAAAGCATCCGGTTGGCATCGGCTTTCACGCTGAGCTACCGCAATCAAAGTAGTGAGCTGGCTTTCATCCCAGCCCACATAGCGAGCCATTTCAAACACCGCATCACAGCCTTTTAGAGCCGTTTTAAGCGTAGTTATGGGTATAACTGGGCTTGCATAGCCTTCAAAAATTTCTGCGTGTCTCGGCGCTAAATCTTGGGCTGTAGGTGCCGGCGGCGGCTTCAATATGAATAACGAAGTAAGACAAGCAAAAATAGCTATGGCGGTTTTAGTTAATAAGGGCATAAGCACCTAACCTTTCTCGGATTGGATAAACCAACCTTAGTAAAAGTTTTAGACCGTTTGCGGGATTACGCTAAAAACCTTATTCCATGCGCTTTTCACAGCATTAACATCTTTTAATAATTCGTGATCCACCTCGACATGCAGCCAATCCCCATTTGAGAATTTGCCTTTTAGCCATGTGCCGCGATCACATTTCCAGCTGCGGTTTTGCGAATAGTTAATCACTAGCGCAATGCCTAATGTGTCTGCGTTTTGCAAAAGTTTGTTTAGATAAATCATTGCGAGTTGCTCGCCATCTTTGCAACCTAGTTGCTTGTCTTGCATCCACCGGTAAGAAAGATCTACTGCTAGCCCTCGAGCGTGATTACTAATGATGCCGGGCTTGCCTCGCACATCGCGCACTACCCAGCTGCCGTTATTCCACAAAACGCCGTTACTGTTTTTTACTGCGTGTCTAATCCACTCATCCATGCCGGGAATAGGTTTGCTAACTACCGGCTGTTGAGCAATCAAATAAGGTTTAGTCATCTAAATCATCCGGTGATGTGTTTTTGTTTTTTATGCCGTTAGATGCCACAAGCCCGGAAAGTGTGCCGGTAAGAAAAACTACAATAGTGCTCATTAAATCAATGAAACTCGCGTCATTGGGTGATTGCTCGAGCGGTTGCGAGACAAAAAGCAATCCCCATATCATGCCCAGCACAATTAAACTAAAAACTATTGCAAGCAAAACACCTACGGTTACCACCATGCGCGCGTGTAGCTCATTTGGTGTATATCGGTAGCGCCTCATGGTGTGATGCCGCATCGATCCGGCACATTGCAGTTATCTAGCGTCATGTTTTTTACCCGTGATTTAACCGTAATTGTGTTGTCGCGTGTAGTTTCGCAAGCCGTCAACATAAGTATCAGCGCAAATAGCCCGTACCGCATCGCATTGCTACTCGACTGGCGGCACAAACTCGCCGTATTCGCCTAACAGCGGATCAAATGTGTATCCGATACCTGCGTAGCACCCACGAAAGTTTGCGTTGTAACTTGTTTGTGCCCAAGTGCCAGCAAATTTTAATCCGTTGGCAATGTATGCGCGACCTGCGCTATCTGTGTCAGGAAATGTCAATGTTGGTTCGCCACAAATATCGTTGCTAATGCTGATGACTTCGGTAACTATGTTGTTTTCTAGTTTTGCAAAGTATGCCATTATGCACCCCACTTAATCGTGCCGCTGTCGTTAAATGTGTAAACAATAAAACCTGTAGGAAATGTAATTGATGCGCCTGTAACGCTGTTTGCAAGCGAGTCTGTGTCAGGTGTTCGCAAAATGACTATGCCTTTGCCGCCGCTACCGCCGTAATTGTGTAAGTAACGCCGCTTGTAGGTGCAAACGGTGTTTCTAAACTACCGCCGCCACCCGTTGCAGTAACTGTGCTACGCAAACCGCCAGCACCACCGCCACCACCGTTTGATGTAGCAACCACCGCGTTACCGCCACCGCCACCACCAGCGACAACAAGATAATTTATGGCGGCTGGAATTGCTGCGCCGCCCCCTAGTTTAAAAAAAACGAATGATGACGCCGACAATGCAAGTAAATAGCCGCCCCCATATTGCGCCAAAGCAAGCGATCCGCTTGTGTTAATAGTTACGCCCGCACCCGCAGTAATTGTGCAAGCACCTGCACCTTTGTTAGCGACCTGAATAACATCGCCAACAGTAAAAATTGAGTTATTGACTGTGATCGTTGTAGCGCTTGCGTTATTCATAATCGTGCGCTTAGTTTCATCGCCGGCTACAAGCGTGTAGCTAGCGGTCTTGTCTGATATCGGTAGATTTTGTATGTCGTTAAGTTGTTGCGCTGTTAAAACTTGCGCTGCTACAAATGGAAATGGCGTTGTCATATTGTCCTTTACCTTATCCTAAAACATTGTCTGCATTGATGATCCCAAAAACCGCATCATCTAACACAAGTTCATAAACCACTGTGGTAGGGCTTGTAAAAAGTGTGATCCTGTGCCCAGTGTTAAAATCTAAAAAATGCTCGATGCCCTCGATAGCCAGCTCTTGCGCTAGCTCTGTAGTGCCTGCACCGCTGGCAAAAGTTTTTTCTATAGTTACTGTGTTACCAATTTCTATTGTGGCTAACACATCTTTTTGCGGACTGGTCAACATATTAAATTGAGTTTCAACGCTTGTAAAGCGGGCTTCAGGTTCGGGCACGAGCAAATATTCTGCAAGCGCTAAAGCGGCGGCATTGTTGTGCAAAAGGCTGTTACTTATGTTTGTTGCCTGCACAAAATAGGTTGCTTGGCTTGCCGCGTTATCAGCGGTTTGCGGGCTGTTGCTGCCAGCAATAGTTACTGTTGCCCTATTGACTACTTGATCAGCTTCAAAACTTATGCCTAAACCGTTGTATTTAAAATTTGTGCCATCATCATGAAAATCTGCTACAGCTGCGCTAAG